CTCACTTACCTTTAGTGTGCCAAATGCAGCTACGGGCAATGTTCTAAAATACAACGGAACAGCATGGGTAGCCGGAACTAGTGATGCAGCTAAATCAATACACTCTGGAACAGGTGCTCCAACCTCTACAATAGGGGTAATTGGCGACTTTTACATGCAAATGGCAGGTACAGGTGCTCCAATACTATTTGGGCCTAAAACAGCACCTGGGTGGGGTTCTGGTGTGTCACTTTTAGGGGCTAGTGGACAAAATGGTATAGCTGGTCCTGCTGGTGCTGATGGCACCGCAGGTATGGAGTGGAACGGCACATGGGATCCTACCGTAAACTACTCCAAGGGCGCGGTAGTTTACTACCTAGGATCGGTGTATATTTGTGAAATTAACAACACCTTAAACATCACGCCGAACACCACTGCTAATTGGGATCTACTAGTTGCTAAGGGTGCACAGGGCGACCCTGCTAATGTGGTTGGAACCGCGCCTGTTGTTATTACCTCAAACACAACAGGTACTGCACCTAACACAGTAACAACACTCACTGTGGCACTATCTGCGGGTACTAACACAGGTGATGTTTTAACTTGGAATAACACAACTAAATCATGGTCATCAGTTGCACCAAATATACTTTTAGATGGTTTAGATGATGTTGTAATAACAAGTGTTAAGTCTGGTGAGGTTTTAACCTACAACGGCACAAAGTGGGTTAACGGCGAAATAACCTTAGACTCACTTTTAGATGTTACAACCACTACGCCTACAAACGGTCAAATTCTATCCTTTAATGGCACTATTTGGAAAAATGCAGATACAGTAAGCACCATTAACGCAACTTTACCTTTGTCCTGGGATAAAACTAAATCCACTATTAGCATTACAGCGGGTACAAAAAACAATCAGGCTTTGTTATGGGATACTACCTCTTCTTCATGGAAAATAAACTCACTTCCCCCTGCTGATATAACTGCTAATCAACCACTATTCTGGAATTCTACAGATAAGACACTTTCGTTTAGTGTTAACGCACAATCGGGTAATGTGTTGATTTATGATGGTGTTAATTGGGTTGCAGGAACACCCTACGACCACTCTAGACCAACCATACTGTGGGGTGAAGGTGTACCAGAACAGGGTTTTGGAAGATCTGGTGATTTCTACATCGACACTGTAGGACACTATTTGTACGGTCCAAAGTGTAGCGGTTGTTTAAACAACAAATGGACTACTATTCAAGCTCCTGTAAATTTAGTTGGGCCTGCTGGACCTACAGGTGCTGCTGGAAGTCAGGGAGTTCAGGGAGTACAAGGTTTAATAGGGCCAATGGGTCCACAAGGAAATTCCACACAAAATCTAATTCGTAAAGTAGATTTTGTTGGGGCTACAATGCCACCATCTACAGACTACAACTACCTTGGGAACAACGGCGATTTCTTAATTGTAAACGGCGCATCAAGTGTACGGTGGTACGGACCTAAGGTTAGCGGCGCATGGCCTTCCACATTTATAGAACTAAAGGGAACCGCTGGTTTACAAGGTTTAAAAGGTGACACAGGCGCACAGGGGGTTCAAGGACCTCAGGCAGGTCAAATTATCCACAGTGCTGTAGTAAATTCAAATTTATCTATACCGCCCGACCCATCTTCATCTTTAGGTGCTGTAGGTGATTTTCATATTACAGAACTAAACACCTCCTTAGGTGAATATGTTGGTAGTTTTTTGTTTGGGCCTAAAACCACTAATACGACTGACCCTTGGGGAACTCCTAGAAATTTGCGCGGGCCTTCAGGATCTATAGGAAGCACAGGGCCACAGGGACCAGCAGGTGTTTCACCTAATCCAGCTTTATCCGATATAAATGGCGGTTTGTTCAACACAGGCACAACACAAAACCCAACACTAGCTGTAAAAACTACCACAGGCACAGGCCTAGTATTAAAAAATATTGGAACATCCACAAGCCCACATTTAGCTTTAGATTTAGGGGCTTTAGGTGTGTTTTATTTAGACAGTCTTAATCAATTAAGGCTTAGACCTGTATCTAACAACGCATCCCAAAGAAGGAGCTTTTTTGGCATATGAAAACAATAATTTTAAACAATAAATCTAGGCTATATGTTCAATCACAAGGTGTTGCGTGCAATGTTACGGCAACCACACATTTGATGGAATTTGTAAAAAATTCTAATTTGTACCCTGGGTCTATAGGAGAAGAAAACTACGAGCGTATTTTCTACAGCCAACCCTCGCAGAACAATGTAAATACTCTTGTTGAGCACACTACAGAAAAGACAAGAATTGTGCGAGAGATTTACCTATACAACAACGCGCTAACCTCGCAAGTGTATAGCTTAAGAATTCGTAGCTACACAGATTTAACTTTGCCAACAGGAACATCAACAGGACAAAAAGATAATCCTGATAACTACAAAGACACATGCCTAATAGACCTTAACTTAGCACCTGAAAAGGTGTGGAGATTATCTGAAGCGTTTCTACTTAGCTACCCTTCCGTAATTGTTTTAGACAATCAAAATATGGATGAAATATCCATAGTAACCGCACCAACAGGCACACAGACTCTAAACAGTTCAGACGCTGTGCATGTGACTGTCTCCCACGGAATTACTGGAGACACTACTTGGGGAATAACGGAGACACTAACACAGAAGGTAATCACAGGCGCAGGTAACACATCAATTTACAAGTTACCAACCTCTGCATCACCTAACTCTACAATTATAAAACAAATCTGTCTTTACAACAGCAGTGCAAAAACTATTCGCATAAAATTAGGTTTTGGGCCTCCTACATCAAGCAATTTACAAGGTTATCTTTTTGACGGCGAATTAGCACCTAACAAGAGTTGGTGGAGTGATGGAAACACTTATCAAAAAATAGAAGACTACACTAGTGGAACTGGCGGATCTGGAGGATCCGGCAGTAGTGGTTCTATAGCACTAAATCCTGTTTTACCTCTTAACTATCAGTCCACAGGAAGTGTTTTAAAAATAGCACAAGCTGGTGCAACAGACAGGCAGGTTTTAGGTTGGGATGACACAGCAAAGGAGTGGAGGCCACAGGACAACCTAGAAGTGTTGACACCTGTTTACCCTCTGGAGTACAATATGAACACATTACAACTCCTATTAGGGCGTAATAATGCTGTAGATGGTCAAGCCCTAGTATGGAACACAGCCAACAACAGGTGGCAACCTGGAACATCAGGTGCACCAACTAACGCATCGGCTGGTTTGGTAATAGACGGAGGTAGCTACTAATGGCAATTATTAAAGCACTTAAAATACTGACACAGCCCCAGGGCGCACGGTATAACGCTACACTAAGCACACAACCTGTTATTCAGGTTGGTAATTTAGATACGGTTACTAACGCATTCACCGTAGATACTGCGTATGTTGGTACGGTTCTAGTTGTTGAGGGTGCTGGTAATGCTGGTTATAACTTAAGCGGTACACTATCAATACCGTTTGTAAATGGTGTAGCAACATTTACTAATGTGGGATTTGTACCAGATTCCGCAAATAGCACATTAGATATTACACCTGCGTCTCTATCTTTCGTTACGACTAATTTAAATGTTGTGTCTTCAATAACATTTTCAATTTCTAACGCTTCTAAGTTAGTTATAACATCATCACCTGTACCAACGACTACGGTATTAAACCGTGTGATGCAGATACCTGTAAAAGTGCAATTTAGAGATGCGTCAAACAATGACATACCTTTAGAGGGTATTTCAATTGTAGCAACAGCAGTAGGAGCTACCTTAAGCGGTACAACGACACTACAAAGCGCCTCTGGTGGTTTTGCAATATTTACACAGTTAACTTTTTCAGGTGGCGCTAATGCAGTAGTGACATTCTCTTCTCAAGGAATGACACCCGCAACACTTAATTTAAATCTTCAATATTTAGACATAATAAAACCTAGAAGAAGCTTAGTTGCAGGCGATTTTCCTGTTTCTGGAGATTTAGTACCTTTTGAGATAGCTATTAATATTCCAGATAAGCAGTTATGGGTTGCAGATCAAACGGGAACACCTGTTCTTATTAGTACTAGTGGCGGGGGGAGTGGATCAGGAACATTTACATCAAGTGCAACAGCACCAACATCACCTGCTCAAGGGGATCGATGGGTTAACACCACAGATGCTGTTTTATACACATACTACCAAACAGCTTGGGTGCAGTTTAATAATTAAGGATATTTAATATGACTTGTTTTTACGATGCTGTATATAAAGACGCTAGAGGTACGCAAGTATCTGATACATCTGTAAAAGTTCGTAGTGCCCCAAATAAATCTTTAAATTTTTATATAAGAGGTATAAGTGTTGTTAATATAAGAAGTACAAACTTTCAACAAACTCATCAAGGTCCAGCACCTACTAACGCTAGCAGTTATGGAATAACAGGAAGCCCAATATCTGGCCACGGCTATAATGACGGAACTTTTGCATTTGCTTTAGGGGGCGGGCCAGAAGATTCAACTCGATACTTTTTATTTGATTTCATAGAGCTAGACTGCAACGAGGGCAGCACAGACTACACACTAAATTTTAATTCAACCCCAGCAGGAACATACATTGTAGAGTTTCGAGGGCCATCCACAATATTATTCTTTACCGTTATTGTAGAGCCAACACTTGCATTACAAGGAGATAATTATTGCGTCAGTGATGCTGGTGCGAGTAGAGCTAACGGATCGTACACTTTAAATAATGGAGTTTACGAAAACTTAGCTGATCCTAATATTACAATAGAATGGGATGCCTCTAGGTGGGTTATAAAAGAAGGTAATTTTTGGTTATATAGCAACACCACAGGGCAGCAGAGTGCGGTACCTCTTACAGGGTGGACAGCAGCGTATGGCACAGGAACACCTACGCTATACCACACAGAGTGCATTGCAAATAATTATTGTGTTTCTGGTGCTGGGGCAAATTGGTTCAATGGAACATATGTTAGAATAACCCCATCATCTGGGGCGACAGTAGAGTTTGAAAAAGTTGGACAAACTAATTTAAGAATTGCTCGGTCGAGTGGCGGGGGTTGGCTTATTTATAATAATATAAGTGGAGGTGGAAACTCATACTCACATGTTAATTTTGGAAATTCTGCTACTCCCCCACTTACTGGTTGGAATGTGGTAAATAGTAGTCATGCACCAGCCCCAACAATAGTTTCAGGATCTTGTACATCACCTACACCAACTCCTACACCTACACCAACACCTAGTCCAACTCCAACATCAACACTAAGCCCATGTTTAGCACCAGCAAACACAAACACAGGCCCATTCTTTTTCCCAACTACAAAAGCAACAAACGACATTTACAGCTTTGCAGGTAGAGCATGGTATTGGAACAGCTACGCATGGCACAGGTATTGTATGTCTCCAACACCCACACCTACTCCAACCCCAACACCTACGCCAACGGTCACATCAATTTCACCAACCACAGGCACTACGGCAGGTGGAACAAGTGTAACAATAACTGGAACTAATTTAACAGGTGCAACTGCTGTAACTATAGGTGGTGTTGCAGTTACTAATCTTGTTGTTGTTAGCTCAACAAGTATTACAGCAACTACAGCAGCTAAAACTGCTGGAACTGCAAGTGTGTTAGTTACAACTTCAGGTGGTACTAATGCAGCTAACACATTGTTTACTTACGAAACTCCGGTAACTTTAATAGACCCTCGTTGCGTTTCTGGTGCAGGTACTTCAGCAGCAAATGGAGTTTATACTTATAATGCAAGCATTGGTTTTAATTCTGGTGGGTGGGAAAAAGTTGGAAGCCCTACTACATATTTTTATTATGATTACGACAGCGACAGATTTAGGCTCATAAGTGGGAATTCTACTCTTTATGGTGGAAATAATTACCAATTGAATCCAATTCTAGCAACTTGGAGTGTTATTTCTGGTGCATCCCCAGCACCAACAATAACTGGCGGTGATTGTACAACTGCACCTTTTGTTACATCTGTTAGCCCTACTAGTGGTTCTATTGCTGGCAATAGGTCAATAACAATAACAGGATTTAAATTTACTGGGGCAACTTCTGTTACTATTGGGGGTGTTGCTGCAACTAATGTTACTGTGGTTAATGCAACTACCATTACCGCCAAGACTCCGGCCGGAACTACTGGAAATGCAAGCGTTTTAGTTACCACACCAAATGGTACAAATCCTGCTAATACACTTTACACCTACCTAAATAATGTTTGCGTGGCAGGTGCTGGCACTACAACTTACAACGGCACATATGAAATCTTAGATAACGGAAATTATCAAAAAACAGGAAGCCCTTCTATAGCAATTTATTTTGATAGCGAATACAGCGAATGGGTTTTTTATAGTTCTGATGTTGGTTATTACGCATCCGGTAGTTCTACTACACTACCTTTAACTGGATGGATTGTTTATGGTAATGGTACTGCCCCTGCACCAACAATTACAGTAGGAGCATGTAGCTAATGTCAAGACCTTGCACATGTAATAATGTAATTCCTAATAGCACTTGGGATAACACACAGTGCCAACTTTGTTGGCATTACCACCATAACACAAGGGTAAGGGCAGCTTGGGATAATGACGAGCCAATACAAGTTCCACCTATGTTAGAACAAGCTAGCTCTTTAATATCCTCTGTTACAAGTTGGGGTTTCTCAGGGTGCAAAAGAGTACCTTTAGAAGTGCATGAAGATAGGCTTCATATATGTGCAAACTGTGAATTTAAAAAAGACGAAAAATGCGGAGTTTGTGGCTGTTTTTTAAAACCTAAAACTAGCTGGATTACTGAAAAATGCCCCTTAGGGAAATGGAGCGAATATGACCCCACAAGACTTACCCCCAATTGAACTTTTAGAGGATATTTTACTACCTTTAAAGTGGACTATTGATAGAATATATTGGTGGGGTTTTAAGGACGGTGTGACTATGGGGGGCGTTGCGTTCTTTGTGTTGTTCCTCTTAACTAACAGGAGAGCATCATGAATAAAGTGATAGGAATGCTAATTTTAGCTGTTGGGCTTATCACAGCCAACGAAGTATATTTTGGACGAATGAAGTTTGACCCTATTCCACTGCTTAAGCCAAAAGTAGCACCAACACCAGTACCAATTAAACCAGACGAACCTAAGCCTAAAAGGCCCTGGGGCACAGACCTAGAAGGCTCAGTTGAGTCTATTACTCTAGGCGGTTCTATCGCGCCTGACGGTTCAACACCACTACAGATTGACTACCCTTTAACACAGCACATTAGCAATATTGGATCTCATGTGGATGGTGCGGGTATGTGTGTAATGTCTTCTATAGAAATGGCAGGCAGATGGCAGAATCTAGAGCAGGTGCGTGGCCTAAGAAACTGGTGTGCCAATAAGCCAGGTGGAGGATACCCCTCTAAAGTCGATAAGCAGCTAAAAGAGTACTCTCAGGCACAAAAGATTAGCACACCTGAATATGTGCAATACGAGGGTAAAGAACTAGACCTGCTTAAACTAGCACTTAAGACAGGTAGGTTCCCTGCTGTGACCTACTCAGGGCGCGATAAAGTGCGATATTCTGGCACAATCGCCCACATGGTGTGTTTGGCTCACCTAGATGATAAATGGGCTTGCATTTGGGATAATAACGGCACTGCGGGGGAACTAATATGGATGACTCCAGAAGAATTTAAAACTCGATGGACTAATGATAGTAACGGTTGGGCCTTTGTATGGCTCGCACCACCCCCACCACCTGTACCACACTAGGAGCTAGTATGAACTTACTATTTGCTGTTTTCATGTTCTTAGACTTTAGCTGGGTTCCCACTGACGATGCGCGTCAGGTGGCACTATACCAGGACAATCTACAGGTAGGTGTGTTTAAAGTGCCAGAACGAGTTTACCTAGAGATAGATTCAAAAGGTGAATTTAAAGAATCTACACTGCCTACGCCAGTACCTCAAAAATATTTAGACCTATTTCCTACAAAAAAGATTCTTAATTATGGAATTGATTTATCAGAGCTTAAAGGAAAGCCAGAATCCTACTATCACAACGGTAGGGCTATTACTAAAGAAAGTGCACTTTCACTAATGGGCACACAGGACATACCTGATGACAGTGAGTTTTTAAGACTCACTGTCATTGGGCCTGATGCAATTAGAAAAAGGGTTCGAGACGATCTATTTAATGACCCAGCTCTTAGTGATTTTAAAAGTTTTACTGTGGTTCAAGACTATCCCCCTAGTCACTGGGCTGTAGCAGATATTGGATTTGAACTTACTGGGGAAGTTGCAATTTATGTGCAATCTCCTGATGGCACAGTTCTACACAAACAAAACGACTACAAGGATGGCGCGGTAGGTTTGGCGGCAGCACTAAGGAAGGTAGACCCTAACTATAGGAGAGGGGGTGATCCAGATCTCAGAGGTACTCTTGAAGGATCTCTGTTGGTGTTTGTTATCGTTATAACCCTTGTTTTGGCTGTATTTTTTTTCAGAAGGAGTGATGAACAATGAGCATTTTAACTATTGCGATTGCACTAGCTGGATTTGCAGGTGGTTGGATTGCGCGGGAAACTTGTAGGCCTAAAGACCATCCGATCTTAGACGCTGTGCGAAAGCTAATTGCACAAAAGGCTAAAGAATCAAAACAAATCGATGTGGAAG